CTTGTCGCGGATTCTGCCGCTAGCACAGGCCTTCGCTGGCAGGGTAATTATGCGGCTGGCAAAAACTATCTCATTAACGGAGATTTTAGAGTTAATCAGCGTTCTTTTACTTCCGTAAGTGGAACTCAGAACACTTCATATGGTTTTGATAGGTGGCTCAATTCTTCATCTGGCGGCGGAACTGCTACTTATACGGCACAAACATTTACTTTAGGTTCTGCTCCTGTTTCTGTATATGAGGGCAGAAATTACATAGATATTGCAACCACAGGACAGACTGCAACAAACGTAACGACAAGATTAGACCAAAGAATCGAATCAGTCAGGACTTTAGCCAATCAAACCGCAACTATCTCGTTTTGGGCTAAAGCGGCTTCGGGAACTCCAAAAGCAGCAATCGAATTAGACCAACAATTTGGAACAGGCGGAAGTCCATCCACCCGCGTAACAACCTACGCAGGGCAAGTTACTTTATCAACTTCTTGGGCGCGTTATTCCGTTACTGTTTCAGTACCAAGCATTTCAGGTAAAACTATCGGCACAGATGGGAATGATTTTTTAGCCCTAAACTTGTGGGTTTCCGCTGGCACTGATTTTAATGCTCGAACTGGTTCATTAGGTATTCAAACCAATACTTTTAGTTTATGGGGCGTTCAGGTAGAGGCTGGCTCAGTCGCCACCGCGTTTCAAACCGCAACTGGCACACTTCAAGGCGAGTTAGCCGCTTGCCAGAGGTATTACTGGCGAACTGGTGGTTTATCTGCTTATCAGCAATTAGGAACCGCTTACACAAAATCAGCAACAGAAGTCAATTTGATTATTCCAAACCCTTCTATGCAACAATTGCAGGCAGTACGGCTGGATACGTTGGTCGCGTTTTGGTAAATAATTCAACATCAGGTTTCCTCGGATTTAGTGCGGAGTTGTAAAATGGAAAATGTAACTTTTGAAACAAAAATAAGTCCAGTGACGGGCGAAGAAGTAGAGTTTGCTTACATTGAACTGCCTGACGGCGGCTTTACCTCAATGACCAAGGCTTTTTATGATGAGCAACAGGCACAAGCGGAACAATCCACACCAAGTCTTGAAAACGGCACAATCTCGTAGAATTCTGATAATCTAACGGAATGGAAGAAATACCGTTAGAAGTAATCCGTGAGAAATTAGAGTCACGGTACAAAACACAAGGCTATTCAATGGCCTTATTTCGCAACGACTGGAATATGTTGATGCGCTTGGGGGTACATCCCCAGAATGCGACTGTAGATGATTTCCAGCGCTTATTGCTTGGAGTCAATGCAAGTTCGACCAAAGGCACCTACGCAGCCCGCCTACGCTCCACATTCAAGGCAATGCGCAAGATGGGCCTGATTGATAACAACTCAATTGAAGATTTACCCAATGTGCGCAAACCGCGTGGCCTGCCACATCCGATAACTCCAAACGAAGCCAAGATGCTGATGACAGAAGCCAGGCAGCCAATGCGCGATTGGTTCATTTTGGGATGTATGGCTGGCCTTCGTGCAATGGAAGTTGCCAACCTTCGTGGGGTTGATTTAGAGCAGGCTGAAGATGGCTACGTTCTACGCATTGCAGGCAAAGGCGGCACTGACCTATCAGTGCCAGTTGCAAAGACTGTGGCTGAAACAATCCTTGCCCACAATACAAATGGCAGATTGTGGACAGTATCGCCAAACCGCCTGACAAAGAAAACATCAGCGGAAATGAAAAGACTTGGGATACCCAAAAAAACTTTTCACGCTTGCAGACATTATTTCGCCACTACGATGCTTGAAAAATCAGGTGGTGATTTACTAGCAGTCAGAGATTTGATGCGTCATTCAAGTGTTGCAACCACACAGGTGTACACACAACTTTCAACAGGACGCACAAGGTCTTTGGTCAATCTAATCTAAACATCGGGGGATGTATGAGATTTCACGTAGTAAGCCTGCCACACACGCAGGTAACAAAAGAATTTAGCGGTTGTGCTTTCACAGAGAAGGTGCGCCGCTTTTGCATAATGATGACCAGCCTTGGTCACGAAGTTTATTTGTACGCTGGCGAAAAGGTTGATGCGCCAGTTACAAAACTCATTACCTGTATCTCAGAAGAGCGACGGGCGCAGGCAGTTGGCAACGGCCACTACACATCGGCAAGTTTTGATACCAATGCTCTGCACTGGAGAATCTTCAACACCAATGTGATTAGGCTGATGCAAAGCCATATCCAGCCGCAAGATTTTATCTGTCTCATTGGCGGATATGCCCATAAAGAGATTGCTGATAAATACCCCAATCACATCAGCGTTGAATTTGGCGTTGGTTATGGCGGTGTCTTTAGCAAGTTTCGCGTTTTTGAATCATACGCCTGGATGCATAGCATCTATGCAGGACACAAAAACCCAACAGCAGTTGATGGTCAATTCTTTGACACTGTGATTCCTGGGTACCTAGAGCCAGAGATGTTTCCACTTGGCAAAGGTGATGGCGACTATTACCTGTTCATTGGTCGCTTGATTGAACGCAAAGGTTTTCGCATTGCTCAAGAAGTATGCGAAAGATTGGGCAAAAGACTTATCCTTGCAGGACCTGGTGAACAATCAGGATATGGAGAGTTTGTTGGCTCAGTGGGGCCAGAGCATCGGGCAGAACTAATGGGCGGTGCAATCGCAACCTTTGCTCCAACTCTCTACATTGAGCCATATGGAAACGTGGTGATTGAAGCCCAAGCCTGTGGTACTCCAACAATCACAACCGATTGGGGAGCATTTACTGAAAACAATATCAACGGTCTAACAGGCTACCGTTGCAGAACGCTGCAAGAGTTTATGGATGCAGCCGAAAAGGTCAAAGAACTAGACCGAAAGAAAATCAGAGAACATTCTGTTGGCAGATACAACTTAGATGTTATCGCCAAAGAGTACGAAGATTACTTCCTCAGACTGTCAACCCTCTGGGATGACGGTTGGTATCACTTAGCAGAAAAGGCAGGCAATGAGTCTATCTAAAAGACTTCGCGCAGCAGGTGAAAAGCGTGCGCAGAATCAGTTCGTTGAACCATTGATTCCAGGCAGACCAGCGTATGCATCGCCTGCAGGAGTTGACGTCAACTCTGAAACAGCAGTTCGTATGTCAACGGTGTATGCCTGCGTTCGACTCTTGGGCGACACGATTTCCTCACTTCCATTAGGTGCATATGTTCGCCGTGGTCGCAACCGTATTTCCTACGCTGCTGTTTATGGTGAGACACCAAACTGGGTCAATAATCCAAACCCAAGCACCACACGTCTTGAGTTCTACGAACAAATCATTGCTTCTTTGAACTTAGAAGGAAACGCTTTCATCCTCAAAGTTATGGATGAAATGGGCGAAGTTCTTGAACTCTATGTTCTCAATCCTCGCGATGTTCGCGTTGAACGTCCGATTGCTGGAGAACCTATTCGTTATTTTGTCCGTGATAATTACGGAAACTTCTCATTTGAACTTAGTGCAAACGAAATCGTTCACATCCCACTATTTAGACTTCCTGGCCAATTACTTGGTCTAGGTCCAATCGGCGCAGCCAGAGTAACCCTTGGTTCTGCAATGGCCGCTGAAGTTTATGCTGCTTCATATTTTGGAAATGCTGCCAACCCTGGTGGCATTATCGAAACGCCAAGTGAGATGACGCAAGAGCAAGTTGATGACTTGGCTCGTGATTGGAATATTACTCACACTGGCCCATATAGAGCGGGCAAAATCGGTGTGCTAACAGGTGGAGCGTCTTTCAAGCCGCTTACCTTGAATGCTGCCGATGCCCAATTGCTTGAAGTACGACGCTTTGGGGTTGAGGAAATAGCCCGCCTATTCCGCGTTCCTATTTCGCTTTTGGGTCATCCTGTTGCTGGTGCAATGTCATTTGCATCAGTTGAAGCACAGAACTTATCGTTCGTGCAACACTCATTGCGTCCATTGTTGGAGCGCATTGAACAGGCTCTCTCTCCGCTACTTCCAGAATCAGATGGTTTTATCAAGTTCAATCTTGATGCGCTACTTCGTGGCACAACTCTTGAGCGCTATGACGCTTACACAAAAGGACTTCGTGAAGGATTCCTCTCACTCAATGATGTTCGTGCCGTAGAAGATTTAGCACCGCTTGGCGAAGCAGGCGACCAATATCGTGTTCCATTGCAGAACATTGATGCTGCAGATGCACCTGAAGTTGGTATGAAGTTGCGTGCTGAAATCATTGCTCAACTTGTTCAAGTTGGCTTTGACCCAGCAGCAGTTCTCAAGGCTTTGGAGATGCCAAATATCAAGCACACTGGAGTTCCATCAACACAATTGCAGGCAGTCTCAACAATTGACCCTGCAAATCCTGAATCTGTATATGAGGTCAAATAATGCCTTACTACATCTCAGATTCTCAAGGTGATTGCGATGGGTGGGCAGCAGTAAAAGAAGAATCAGATGGTTCGTACACAACTATTGGGTGTCACGCAAATAAACAAGATGCGATTGACCAGATGGTTGCAGTTTCAATTTCTGAAGATATGGAACCAGGTGGAGAAATAAGAGCAGTTGATTTATCTGCTCCTTCCTTTGTTCGTGAAAACGCTGCACGTGGTTTGAAATATCTTGAAGAAGGTTTTGGGGGAGATGGCTTAACTGATGCCACCAAGCGTGAAGCACGCGATATGGCAGCAGGAAGAATCTCAGAAAACAAGGTGCGCAAAATGGCACCGTGGTTTGCCCGCCATAAGGTTGACGGACAGGCACCAAAAAACAGTGACCCTTCGCACGCTGAATATCCAGGAGCAGGCTTAGTTGCTTGGCTTCTCTGGGGCGGCGATTCCAACTTCAGTGACAGAGCGCAAAACTGGGCGCAACGCAAGATTGACGCGCTGGATGCTGAAGCCGATTCAAGGAGCAAAATGAAGAAAATAGAACGCCGCACATATGTGGTGCAGGATGTGGAAGCACGCCAAGCAGAAGATGGCGTGATGCGTTTGTCAGGATACGCTGCAGTGTTCAACGATGCCAGCGTGCCACTACCATTCAAAGAGAGAATTGCACCTGGTGCTTTCCGTAAGACACTTACCGAAATGCCTGATGTCAGACTTCTTATCAATCACGAAGGATTGCCATTGGCTCGCACCAAGAATGGCACATTGTCACTTACTGAAGATGAGCGTGGCCTTCGCTTTGATGCAGAACTTGCAGAT